ATGGGATGAAAACCCGATCACTCAGCGGGGCGTGGTCGATGCGTTACGCTCCTTCGGTTCAAATGCCGTTACTGTCCGCATCAACTCCCCAGGAGGGGCGGCTGATGAGGGAATCGGCATCTATAACGCGTTGCGATCCCACAAAGGCGAAGTAACAACGATCAACGATTCGTTGGCGGCATCGGCGGCATCGATTATTTTCCTCGGTGGAGCTAAGCGGTTGATGGCTGATGGCTCGAGACTGATGATCCATAGGGCGATGGGCTTTGCATTCGGCAATCGGGAAGAGTTGGCGAAGGTAATCAACGCTCTTGAATCCTACGACGCAAGCCTCGCAGACATCTATTCGCAATACGCGAAACTATCGAAAAGCGAAATCGAAACCGCGATGGCTAACGAGTCGTGGTACGAAGTCGAAAAGGCCATTGAATTGGGGTTCGCTACGAGCAGAGTTGAGAACGACAACAAGAAGCGAAAGACCTCGAACGCATTCGACCAAGCCCGCGTCAATTTACTCAAAGCAAAAATGGCTAAGTATGCAGGAGGCTTGACAAGCCGCTAGGTGCTTGCTAGGTTTAATGCGTCGGCCAGAAGTGCCGAAACTCTGCAACTAATTAGCGGCAGTGACACACGGGAAATGTTTTAAGTAACACCGTGGCAGTCATGCCGCTATCTTGGTTTATCGACTGCCACACAGCACAGGAGCAGTCGAATGAAGACCGCAAAGCAAATCGGCGAAGAAATCGTAGCCTTGCAAGCCAGGGTTAAGGGCATTCAGGACGTAGCATCGCAAGACAACCGCGACCTACTCGCAGACGAACAAGCAGAGATTGACGCAATCGTCGGCACTGACGGCAAAGCCGGTCAGATCGAGAATCTCAGCAAGGAACGCGAACGAGCGATCCGCATCGAGTCGGCGGTTAGCAACACTGTTCGACAAGTCAACGAGACTCGAAGCGTTGAAGCATCGGCATTCCGCATCCCAGCGACCGCACGGGCAACCGGGAAGCTAAAAGCCTTCAAAGGCCCAGACGCCGAACGCGATGCGTTCAAAGCCGGTCAATTCTTTCGTGCGTTGAACGGCAACTCGCAAGCCCGCCAATGGTGCCGTGATAACGGCGTCCTGAATGCGATGGGAGAAAACGACGATCTACGCGGCGGCGTACTTGTGCCGCCTGAGTTTGAAACGTCGGTGATTTCCCTGATGGAAACCTACGGCGTAACTTCGCGTTTCGCTCGTACTTACCCAATGGGAAGCGATACCGTGACTATCCCTCGACGCGTCAGCGGTTTGACCGCCTACGCAGTCGGCGAAGCGGGAGAAATCACTGCTAGCGATCCATCTTTGGGGCAAGTGTCGTTGACCGCTCACAAGTGGGCTACGCTGACCCGCGTCAGCAACGAACTCAATGAGGATGCGGTCATCGCAATCGCTGATTACTTGGCAATGGAGATGGCACAAGCCCATGCCCTCAAGTTGGATCAAGCCGCATTCTTGGGTGACGGTTCGACTACCTACGGCGGCATCAACGGGCTAGCCAACGTGCTTGCAGCGGGTTCGGTTGCAACCGCAGCAGCAGGCCAAAACACGGCGGCTACTTTGACTATCGCAGTCTTCCAAGAAGCAGTCGGCAAACTGCCTGAATTTGCCGGAATGAACCCAGTTTGGTTTGTGCATAAAGCCGTTTTCTGGAATGTCCTCGCACGCTTGCAACTTGCAGCCGGAGGCAACAACTACGTTGACCTCGGAAGCGGGCCAGTGTTGCAGTTCATGGGCTACCCAGTTGTGTTTACGCAAGTAATGCCAAGCACGATCAGCGGCGGCACCAAACTGGCCTACATCGGTGATTTGTCGATGGCATCGACCTTGGGACTGCGACGCGGAGTGAGCGTTGTTGCTGACTCTTCCCGCTACATGGAGTTTGACCAAACGGCTTTCCGTTCGATCACTCGTTGGGATTACAACGTCCACGAAATCGGCGATGCAAGCAACGCAGGGCCAATTGTGCAAGTCAAGGCCGCAGCGTAATTACTGAACCAACCAAACGAAAGGAATTGATGTTACTATGAATCCACTACAGCAATGCAAGTTTGTTACTGCGATCAAGCCCGGTGCGTTGATTGACAATAACACGGCTACGGCCGATGTTGTTGACACAAGAGGCTACGACTACGCAACGGTCATCGTACAACTCGGTGCGACCGATATTGCGATGACCGCATTGAAGTTGCAAGCCTCATCGACCAGCGGCGGAAGTTACGCCGACATTACCGGAGCGACCTTCAACGGTGGCAGCGGTCTTGGAGGTGCTACGCTTGCTCTTCCGAGTGCAACCGACGACGGGCAGACTTGCGTCTTCCAAGTCGATTTGCGAGGCAAGGAGCCATTCCTGAAGGTTGTTGCAACCTTCGGCGATGGAACTAGCGGTGGCTACATCGCAGCCGTTGCAGTTTTGTCCCGTGGCAAAATTGCTCCGACGACCTCGACTGGTTCAGCAGACGGTGACGTTTGTCGAGTGGTCTAGTCTAATGGACTTGATACTCAATCAATTCTGGCAAGGGCTACCAGCCGGTTATCGGCTGGTGGCAGTGCCTATCGGACAGGCTGAGTTGATGATTGCTAGAGGGCTTGCAGATGCGGCTAATACCAGAGCTAGTGACAGGGCCGACGACCGAGCCGGTGACACTCAGCGAAGCAAAAAAACAACTCGAAATCGCCAGTAGCGACACTACTCACGATGTTCACCTATCCGCCTTGATTCAGGCGGCCAGGGAGCAGTGGGAGCATGACACCGATACGGTGACTTGCTACCAAACGCTACGCTTGCGGGTAGGTTCGCTATTCGATGGCTTTACGCTACTGCGATCACCGATCCACTCGATTACCTCGATCCAGTACTACGACGGCAATAACGCATTGCAGACGCTCTCGAGCAGTCTGTATCAATTGCACGTCGATCAGTTCAGGCTTGCCTATCAAGTAAGCCTACCAGCGACCGCATCGCGTTGGGACGCTTGGACGATTACATACAAGTGCGGCTATTCGCAAGACGGGCAGAGCGTACCAGAAGCGGCAAAGGCGGCTATTAAGTTGCTGGTGGCGCATTACTTTGAGAACAGGGACATGCTCATGTCCGAAGCGTTGCAGACGATGCGACCGTATGAAATGTTGGTTCGGCGTTACATGCGGAGTAGCTACCCATGAGCGGACGACCAAGAGATTTACGCGTTGGACGACTTCGCCAGCGTTGCACAATACAACAAAAGACAGAGACGCAGGACGCGTCAGGCCAGCCTATTGTTTCCTGGACGAACTATGTTTTCGGAGAGCCTTGCGAATACTACCCAACTGGCGGGACTGAATCGATGCGTGGGCGTCAACTCGAAGCAGGGACAAGGGCGGTTTTTCGCGTTCGCTATCGCAGCGGTTACAACACACAGATGCAAGTTGTTTACGACGGCGAAAACTACGGCATCACGCATATTAACCCAGTCGATGGTTTGCGACGATACATCGACCTTATTTGCTCGGTGGTGATGTGATGGGAAGCAGCATCGAAATCAACATAGACTTGATAAACGCAATCGGAGCGATCCCGTTAACGCTTCGCAACGGGCCTTTCGGCAGGTGCCTTGGTGAGTTTGCAAAACCTATCGCACGGGCTACGGAGCCGCTATCGAGATCATCGAGAGAAAGCGGAAGTCGGAAGCGTTGGAGCAAGAAGTTCAAAGACAACCCAGCATTTAGCAACGACTCTCGCAAGCACATCGGCCATAAAGTCGGCAAGAGTGGCGTGGTTGTTTATGTCGGTGCCCAGTATCCAAAGGGCAACAAACAGCAGTTCGTTATGCCGTACAAAAAAGGCACTTCGTACACTCGATACCTTTGGGGCAAGCCCGGCCAGCAAGTGTTAAGGACTTCGCGTCGCGGGAATCAATACTATGCAACCGTGGGCACGAAAGCACAAACGGCGAACTTCCCAAACAACGAACGGGCACCAGTTCGGGCGTATGACCAAACGAGGTCGCAGGCGGAAGCGGCATTCCTCGACCGATTGCAAAAGGAAATAAAGGAGTTGCGTCTTGGCTAAAAACATTACACTCACAGACACCGTAACCATCGCATCGAGCGGAACTACCTCAACATCGTTGAGCATGCAAGGCGGGCGTGTACCGCTTGCCATTGTCACCCCTTCGGCCTTGACTGGCACGGCGTTTACGTTTCAAGCGTCAGCCGACCAGGGAACCAACTTCTATAACCTCTACAACGAAGGCACGCAGTACAGCGTCAACGTGGGGGCTAGCCGCTACATTGCCTTGAATCCAGATGTATTCGAGGGCGTCAAGGTGCTACGCATCGTCAGCGGATCGAGCGAAGCGGCGACGCGTACCATCGGCATCATTAGCGGGGAACTGTAATGAGTGCCATCGGCGAAGCGTTGCGTACTAAGTTGCTTTCCTATGCAAGCGTATCAACGCTTGTAGGGCAACGCATGTACCCAGACGTACTTGTCCAAAAAGCAACGCTACCAGCGGTGATTTACTACGTCATCTCGACGCAACGCGATCACATGGTAAGCGGGTTAGGTAAGTCTGCACACGCACGAATAACGCTCGAGTGTTTCGCACTGACTCGCACGGCG